AAGCAGAAGCGTTTCGTGCAGGTATTACACCTCGCACTAAAGAATCGCAGTCTTGGTTCAGACGTAAAGTGCAGAATATGCGTGGTCTTAATCGACGTGCATTAATGCGCGAAGAAGAATTAGAATTGCGTGGTGCTAATCAGGCGAAACAAAAGACTGGCATCGGTGACATGTACATGTATTTCTATGATGCTAAAGGTAGAAAAACACTTCCTTACTGGGATGCATTTCCTCTAGTTATCATTGTTGGTCCTGCAAAGGGTGGTTTCTATGGGTTGAATCTTCATTACTTGCCTATCGCATTACGTGCAAGATTTCTTGATGAGTTAATGAAGGTTACTAATAATAAAGCATTCGACGAAACCACAAAGTTTCAGACCAGATATTCTATGCTTCAGAGAAGTGCGAAGATGCGATTCTTTAAACCTTGTCTCAAGCACTACTTAACATCTCAGATTGAAGGGCGTATGGCATATGTGCCACCTCCAGAATGGGAAATCGCTACTTTCTTACCAACTGCACAATTCCAGGGTAACAAAGGGCAAGTTTATAAAGATTCACGGAGCATGATCTAATGTTTAGACCTGGTAGCGTAGACGAATTTAAAAGCGTATTTGGCAGTAAAGGAGGTGCGGCAAGACCCAACCTGTATCACGTTCTTTTACCACGTATAGGAGATCAATCACCAAGAGATATGTCCTTCATGTGTACAAGTGTTACACTTCCGTCGAGACAAATTAGTACAGTTGCACGAGAGATTGGTGCTGATATACAGCAAGTAGCATATGGGTTTAACAATCCAGAAGTCAGTATGACATTCAGAGTGATGAATGATCAGGGAACACGACGATACTTCGAGAGTTGGATGGATAGTATTATTAAACGTGTTGGTGATGCGGGCGAAGGAAGATACGTTGCTGGTTATGCAGATACATACTGTCAGAAAGTTCACATCTATCAACTAGAAAAGGGATTTACTACACCACTATTTAATGTTAGTAAAGATATTAATCTTGGTCCTATTTCTCTTAATCTTGATATAGATGTTGATGCAGGAACAAGTGGATTTGCAAACTATCATTGGTTACTTGATCGTGCATTTCCCAAGTCAATTCAGTATGAGACGTTTACAGATGCATCGCAGAATGAGATTAGTCAGTTCACAGTAGAGTTTTCATACAAATCATGGCAGGGTGAGTACTTAGAACCGGCAGATAAAGGAAAGGTAGGAATAACAGGAACTGGAGCGGCATCAACAAATGCGGCAAGTAAAGTAACAAACAAGATATTCAAAGCACTAAATTAAATTATTGAGGAAATTAAATAATGGCATTACCATCGTTAAATGATACACCCAAATATGAGTTGACAGTTCCATCGTTGAAGAAGAAAGTTAAGTTTAGACCTTACTTAGTTAAAGAAGAGAAGATTTTACTGATAGCATCTGAATCGAAAGACATAGGTCAGATAATGAATGCAGTACTTGATACAGTCATGGCATGTCTTGACGGCAATGCTATCAAACGAAATGAATTGACAACATTTGATATTGAATATATGTTTCTTCAGATCAGAGCAAAGTCTGTAGGCGAAGTTGTTACATTAAACATCGCTTGCGAAGAGTGTGATCACGACAATGAGCAGTTAGTTGATATTGGCGAGATTGAATGTAAAGTAGGTAAGAAGAATAACATCATAAAATTAAGTGATAGTATCTCAGTAGAGATGATGTATCCGAGTTATGCTATGGTTGACTTCACCGAAGATGAAGCAGAAGCAGGGTTTAGTGTTCTTGGTAAGTGTATGAAGACTGTTATTACTCAAGAAGAAAGAATTGTAATGGCAGATGAATCGAAGGATAGTATCGATGGATTTATCGATACGATGACTCAACAGCAGTTCGAAAAGATATCGACTTATTTGAAAGATATGCCTTCAGTTAAGCATGAAGTTAAGTTTGACTGTGAAAAATGTGGTACACATAATAATGTTGTACTGGAGGGAATGCAGAGTTTTTTCTAGTATGCCTGTCTCACGACAATCTAGCAAATCATTTTAAGACTAATTTTTTGCTATCCAGGTATCATAAGTATTCATTAACAGAGTTAGAGGTTATGATGCCATGGGAGAGAGAGGTACACATGATACTGTTAATGCAAACTTTAGAAGAAGAGAAGCAAGAGAGAGAGAATAATGGCGCTAACACTGGATGACGTAGTACTAGAACAGATGCAGACTAATGAAACACTTAGTCGTGTTGACCGTAGACTCGATAATTTTATTACACTTTGGTTTAGTAATAAGATGGACGAGATGGAAATGATGCGCGAACGTATTGGCGAATCTGCTCCTGCTGTGCCTGCCGAAGGATCAAAACCAGAAGAAAATGTTAAAGGACTAAACTTCGGGTTTGCTGCCATTGTTGCTGGTCTTACTGGTGCAGTTGTAGGATTCGTTACTGGTTTCGGTGAAACCTTAAACAAAATTCTGAAAATGTTTAGACTAGATATTGGCGCAAAGTTTCTTAAATGGAGTAATAAGTTAAAAGCAATCTTCTCTGCCGACGGCGCGATTGGTAGAGCAGTAGCAAAAGTAGGCACATTCTTTAAACCAATGACAGATTTCTTTGGACGCATCGGTTCATTCTTTGGTAAAGGAGGTGTTATAGGCAAAGTCTTCTCTTCAATCGGTAAATTCTTCCAACCTATAGTTACATTCGTTAAAGGATTCGGTGCAACATTCGCTAAGTTCTTCGGGTTCTTCAGATTACTCGGTAGAGTATTTCTTCCACTCACTGCGGCAATCGAAGTGGGAATGGCAGTCTTTAAAGAGATGACCAGTCTTGGTGAGG